CAGGTAATCCTGTATTTCCATTGAACTATGAATCTCCGTCTTTGTTCTCTCGTAACTCACGAAGCATGGACGCAGGTAAGCCATTGGATTACACAGTCTTGGCAAGCACATTTAAGTTAGCACCTATTCCTGATTTTGCTTACACATTGAGTTTGGTTTACTCTGCTGCGCCTCCTTTCTTGAGTTCATCAAACACAAGCAATACATTCTTGACTGTTTGTCCTGACTTGCTCTTGTATGCTGCTTTGATTGAAGCAGAGCCTTACTTGATGAACGATGCTCGAATCAATACATGGGGAACTATGTTTGACAGGGCTATGGGTTCGTTGACTCGCTCTGATGAGAAGGGTCAATACTCTGGCGTTCCTTTGGCAATGCAAACAACATATATTTAATATGCCTACACAAAGAGTACAACTAGGGGAGTGGATGCCTGACCAGTCAGGTATTACTGGCGCATTGACTGATGCTAAAAATGTAGTGTCTCAAGCCGTGGGTTACGGGCCTTTCCCTACGGCTGTAGCATTTTCAGCCACAGCAGCAGAAGAATTAGTTTCTTTATACGCTGCTAAGAATCCAGACTCCACTACTCAGTTGTTTACTTCTGGCGCAACAAGAATTTATACAGTTGATGGCGTAGGCGCATTGACACAAGTTAAATCGGGCATGACAACTGGTGCTGCCGATAAGGTGCGTTTTACTCAGTTTGGTAAAACAGTTATCACGACTAACAATGCTGATGTATTGCAAGCATGGACGCTAGGAACATCTACAGCATTTGCTAATTTAAGCGCATCTGCACCTATTGCTAAGTACATTACTGTCGTGCGTGACTTTGTTGTTTGTGCAAATACGTTAGAGACAACCCAACAACAGTATCGTGTTCGTTGGTCAGCTATCAATAATGAGACTGATTGGGTAGAAAATGTAAATACTCAGTCTGACTATCAGGATATTCCTGATGGTGGACAGATTGTAGGAATTCGTGGTGGTGAGTTTGGTTTAGTGTTCTTAGAAAGAGCAATTAGCCGAATGACCTATGTAGGCACTCCTTTTATATTCCAGTTTGACAACATCTCTCGTAATAAGGGATGTATGGTTGCAGGTTCTATTGCACAGTACCAAGGGATTACATTCTTCCTATCGGACGATGGTTTCTATATGTGTGATGGTCAGCAAGTTATACCAATTGGTAGCGAGAAGGTTGACCGATTCTTTATTGATGACGCATCTGAATCTGACTACAACTCCATGTCTGCTGCTGTTGACCCTATTCGCAAGTTGGTGATTTGGAACTATGTAGCTACAGATGGAAATCGTAAACTAATTATTTACAACTTTGCTACTAAGAGATGGACTTATGCAGACGCAGGAACAGATTACTTATCTGAGGCATCCTCAACGACTGTAACTCTTGAGCAATTGGATAGCATTTCTGGTTCTATTGACGCATTGACTACAAGCCTTGACTCTCGTCTTTATGTTGGTGGCAAATACTTCCTTGGCGGTACGTTAGGCGCAAAGGTTTACACCTACACAGGAACAAGCGCAACAGGTCAGATTGCTACTGGTGACATTGATTTAGGTGGTCAATCGGTGGTGACTTTGGCTCGTCCACAGGTAGATAATGGCTCTGGAACAATTGCTGTAGCTTCTAGGCAACTATTAAGCCAAGATGTTACCTTTGGGACTGCTGTAGCTGCTGACTCAGAGAACAGGGTTTCTTTGCGTAGTTCTGGCAGATACCACAGACTTCAGTTAACCCCTACTGGTAACTGGACTAACGCTGTGGCTATTGATGTGGATGTGACAGGTCAGGGAGTGCGCTGATGTTTAGAAGCCTACCTGCGTTTGGTGGTGACCAGAGGGCTGTGGCTGAAGTTGTCCGTGGCATCATGGACGGAAAGACCAATAACACAGGGACTTTGACTCTGGCAACAGGTGGGGCTTTAACTACCACTTTGACAGACAGAAGGATAGGCCCAGACAGCGTTATCTTGTTTGCCCCTGCCTCTGCTGCTGCTAATGCTGATTACGCACCTTATGGGGCTTTCCAGAGTCTTGTTGACCAAACTGTTGCTGCGGCAAATACTGCCTATGCAATGACGATGGACACTACGGACTTTTCCAATGGTATAACTTTATCCAATAGTTCTAGAATAAATGTCAAAAATACAGGCATTTATAACTTTCAATGGTCTGGTCAGTTTGAGAATACTGACTCGCAAGACCATGACGTTAGGGTTTGGATAAAAGTTAATGGAACAAACCTTACTGGTTCAACAGGATTCTTTGCAATAGCTAGTAAACACGGCTCGGTTGATGGTCGTGGTTTGGTTGGTTGGAACTATTATTTAAGCCTAAATGCCAATGATTACATTGAACTTTGGTGGGAAACTGATAGCCCATTAGTAAGTCTTCAAGCCTATGCTGCTGGTACAAATTACCCATCTACAGCATCTTTGATTACTACAATGAACTACATCTCTCCGTCAGCATTGACAAACATTTACGCTAGTTCCCAAGGACAGGGTACGGCTACGATAACCCACTTTGCAAATTCGACTGCCAATAAGACATATCGGTATGCAATTATTGGTTAATTTTAATAATTTATGTATAATGGATTCCGTGGATGACCCATCTTGGAATCCGAAACTCTAGGAGTAAAGATGGCTACTACTACCACTCAAACTGTTGACCCTGCAATTCTTCCATATTTGACGTATGGACTGCAACAGGCATCAGGTCTGTATCAGGGCGGTGGCCCACAATACTACACAGGCGAAACCTTTGTAGCACCCTCGCAAACCACTCAGGCTGGTATTCAAGCCTTAGAGACTCGTGCGTTAGCTGGTAATCCCTTAACTGGACTTGCTCAACAACAAGTGCAAGGAACTTTGGGTGGTGCTTATCTAGGTGGAAACCCTTTCTTTCAAGGTGCATTTGCGCCAGCAGCACAAGCGGCTCAACAACAGTATCAGCAAACACTAGGCGACATTGGCTCTAAAGCTAGTCTTGCAGGGCGTTATGGCTCTGGTGCTATGGGTAGCTTGCAAGATAGGGCTACAGGTCAGTATGCACAAGCCTTGACTAACACAGCAGGTCAACTTGCTTATCAGAACTACGAGCAAGAACGAGCAAGGCAACAACAAGCTATTGGCATGGCCCCTCAATTGGCGGCTACTGATTACCAAGACATTAACCAGTTGTTGCAAGCTGGTCAGTTGCGTGAAGGTTACCAAGGTCAACAGTTGGGTGCTGACATTCAGCGTTTTAACTTCTTGCAAAGCCAGCCACAACAGAACTTGCAAAACTATATGTCATTGGTATATGGCAGCCCATTAGGACGAGTGGGGCAGACTACAGCGTCTGGTGCTGCTGATACTTCTGCGTTCCAGAAGTTGCTAGGTACTGCTGCGGTGGGTGCAGGTGTTTACAAGAATCTAGGTTCACCTAGCTTCTTAAACCCATCTAGTTCAAGTTTCCTTGGTGGTGCTTTTAGTTCTGCGCCTAACATGGGAACTATTGACCCTCGTTATTATCCCATTGACTACAACTTTGGTTAAATCATGGCTGGACTATTAGACATTTTCGGTACTGGTGGCTCAAGCACGATGGGGCTTTTGGGTATGTCACCTGCTGACATTCAAAGCAATCGTGATGACGCACAGGCACAAGCACTATACGCATTAGCTGGCAGATTGTTTGCAGGTGGTAACACAGGTCAGTCTATTGCTGAAGGTTTACAACTTGGTCAGAAAGCCTATAAGGGCGGTATGAACGAGGCTATGCAAACACAATTGCAGAACTATCAGTTATCTGAAATGTTGCGTAAGCGTAAGCAAGAAGAACAGATGCGTACACTTGCACCACAAATCTTTACCACAACAACTACGCCAGAACAAGTTACTTACGAAGGTGTACCAAGTCAATTCCCTGCTCGTGATGATGAGGGTAACTTAATGCCAAATATGGCTGTAAGACCTGCTCAGACTACACGCACTATTGACCCTAACAA